CAAGGTCCTTGCCCTTCTCCACGAGCGTGCCGGTCACATCGCCGACCGCATCGGCGATCCACTGCGGGAGCTCGACGTAATACCACCGCAGGGCCTTGCCGGCCAGCGCGCCGCCGTCCTTCGCCCAGCCCGCGACCGTCGTGACGCCCTCCCAGAGGCCTTCGATGAGGTCCTTCCCCTTCTCCACGAGCGTGCCGGTGACATCGCCAATCGCACCGAGCACGCGACCGGGCAGCTTCGTGAGCCACTCCACGCCGGCGTCCCAGGCCGTCTGCATGCCATGCCACAGTCCCTCGATGACCGGGACGCCGATCTCTTCCGCGAACTTCTTGGACGGCGAGCCGATGCCAAGCCACGCCTTGAGCCCGGTGATGAACCGGTCCCAGAGCCACTGCAGCCCGGCCATCACCTTGTCCGCCGCCCATCCGAGACCCGCGAGCACGCCGTCCCAGATGGAGCTCCCGATGTCGCGCCACGGCACCTTCGACAGTCCAAGCCCAATCGCCGACCCGATGATGCCGCCGATGAGCGCGCCGCCCGGGCCGCCGATGCCAAGGCCGATGCCCGCGCCGATCGCACCGCCCAGCGTGAGGCCCATGTTCTGGGCCGGGTCCTTGAAATCGACCTTGGAGAGCGCCTGGCGAATCGCCACACCCGCCGCCAGGGCAAGCGGCATCGGGAGCGGCGTGAAGAGCCCGATGAGCGCGCCGATCACGAGCCCCTGCACGGTCGGGTCCGACGCCGCGTCGGCAAACCCGTTCGGCAGGGCATGCTCAAACGCCGTCTTGAACGATTGCCGTAGTCGCTCTTTGGTCGACTGGATCTGCCGGTCAAGCTCCTCTTCCAGCTTCGTCCGCCACTGCTCCAGGTCGAGCTGGGGCGGCTCCGGTGCGAGCGGCGGTTTGATATTCAGCTCAAGCGACCGGCCGCCAAGGCTGACCGCCTCGGGCTTCTCCTCCTTCTCCTTCTTCTTCCGTTCGCGTTCGGCTTCCTCGGCCGCCTGGCGCAACAGATCCCGCTGGCGCAGCACCGCCTCGGCGATGGACGACTCATGCTCCAACCGCTGCCGGGCAAGATCAGCAACCGCCCCCGCCGCATCGCGCTGTTCGAGATAGCCCGCGCGCTGGCTCTCCAACGCCTCCTTCTGGTCGTTCAGCGCGTCGCGTTGCGCCTCAAGCGGCCTGCGGGCATCTTCAAGCGTGCGAAGGGCAATCCGGTGCGAACGGTTGATCTCGTTGAGCTGTTCGTTGATCGGAGCGAGCGCCGCATCTCGCTGGCGCTCCAGCGCCTTCCGCTCCTCCTCCAGCGCGAACCGCTCGCTTGCGTGCTGCGCCTTCTTGAGGTCGATCTCGGCCTGGATGATGGCCTGCTGGGCGCGCGCGACGTTGAGCCGGTCCTCGGCCGTCTCGACGCCCTCCTTGCTCAAGCGCGCGACCAGCTCCTGCCGACGAGCCTCAAGCTCCGCCACGCGGCTGCCCTCGCCGGCCGCTTTCGCCCGCTGCGCCGCGAGCTGCTGCTGGAGCTGGGCAAGGCGCAGCGCGTCGCCGCCTCCGGCTTTGGCCCGCTCGGCGGCGATATCGCGCTCGATCTGCTGCACGCGGAGCGCCGCCTGCTCCCGCTCCTGCGCGTCGCGCTTCCGCGCCTCGGCGATCTGCTTGTCGAGCTCGGCGATATCCTTCTCAATCTTCGACCGCCGCTCCGCCGCGGCACCCGCCGCCTCGGCCGCTTTCTGCCGCGCCACCTCCAGCTGCAGGGCGGCCAGGGCCGGCTCCCGCGCGGCCAGCTTCCGCCGCTCCTCGGCCGTCTCCAGGTCGATCCGGGCCTGGATCGCGGCCTGGGCCTGCTTGTTCTTGTCGATCAGGGTGTTGTAGAACTCCTCGATGAGCGCCTTGCTGTCCTCAAGCGGCCGCTTCTGGTCTTCCCACGCCCGGTTGAGGTCGCGCACCGCCCGCTCGTTCTGTGCGATGGCGTCCTGCACCGGGCGCAGGTCGCGCTCGATGGCCCGGATCTGATCGTCGACCGCCTGGAGCTGCGCCTCGGCCTCGGCCACCTGGAGAAGCGCCTGCACGTACGCGGTGACCTCGCCCCCCGCCGTGCCGATGGTGGCGGCGAGCCGCTGCCACGTTTCCTCCGATACCTGACCGGCACCGCGCAGCTCCTCGATGGCCTGGCGGACGATCCCCTCCGCCTCAAGCTGCAGCGGGATCACGTCCAGCTTGGAGATGGCGCCTTCCGCCAGGGCGCGCTCGAGCCCGTCGCGGATCGCCTGCGCTGCCTTATCGAGCAGGCCAAAATCCGCCTTCGTCATCCCCTCCAGATAGGTCGTGAGCAGGTTCGCGCCCCAGCGCTCGATATCCTTGAGCGGCCCTGTCTCCGGCGGCGAGTGCGAGCGGAACGGCGCGGCGATGAGGTTGGCAACGTAATCCACGGCCGTGCTAATCGCGGCCTGCGCCCCGCGCATCATGCCCTCGCCCAGGGCGATCATCAGGTTCGCGCCCCACTGGGCGAGCTCGCCGGTTGCCCGCGCCAGCAACACCATGAGCTGCCCGACGTGGGGCGCCGCCTTGGCGGCAAGCGATGCGAACGCGACCTGGACGGCCAGGAGCGCGAGCTCCGCCTTCTGCTTGAAGGCCTCCCACTCCTTTGCGGCGGTCGCAAGATCGCCGGCAAAGAAGGCCTTGACGGCCGCGCTGAGATGGCTGAGCATCTCGCTCACCGTCCGCCCCCACGCCGCCACCTCGGCGCTTTGCAAGAACCGGCTCACCGCACCGGCGCCGTCGCGCAGCAGGTCAAACAGCGGCCGCAGTCCCTGGGCGGTCAGCTGGGTGAGCGTGTCTTTGATGTTGGAGACCTGCGTCGCCCAGGAGCCCGACATCTTGTCCATTGCCCCCGGCGCGCGTTCCTCCATTCCCTCGATGAGGGCCTTGAGCGCCTTGTCCGCCGGCAGCAGCCCCTTCTCGGACATCTCCTGCAGCTTCGCGGTCGAGATGCCGAGCTTCTGCGAGAGGATGTCCCAGGCCGGCACTCCCGCCTCGATGAGCTGCAGCATCTCCTGAGCCTGGACCTTGCCTTTGGTCGCCATCTGGCCCAGGGCGAGCGTGATCCGGTTGATGGACTCGGCGCTCACCTTGCCCGCCGCCGCGGCCTGATCGCCGATGGCGGTCAGAGCCGGGATCACATCCTGCGCGGCGAAGCCCATCTTGATGAGCAGCTGGCTGGACTCAAGCAGACCGGAAAGCTCAAACGGGGTCGTGCGGGCAAAGTTGGTGAGATCGCGGAGGAGCTTGTCCGCTGCCTGGGCCGAACCCAGCATGGAAGTAAAGCCGATGCGGGTACGGTCCATCGTGTCGTTGTAATCGATGAGCGCGCCCTTGGCGGCGCTGAACGCCGTGCCCAGGCCGCGCATCACGACATCGCCGATCACAAACCCGGCGGCCGTGCTGGCAAGCTGCTTGAGCGCGCTCTGCGTCCCGCCAAGCTGCTCCTGCACGCGCCGCGTGGCGCGGTCAAACTCCGACGTGTCAGCGCCAAAAACGGCCTCAAGTCGCGCGATCTTGGCCATCAGTTATCAGCCATCACCTGTCGCCACGCTCCTCGCCACGCTCCTCGCCGCGCTACGAAGCTGCGACGCCGCGACGCCGCGACGCTATGAATCCTGAGACCGCTGGCGGAGCATCAATGCCTCCGCCCGGTTCTCCGCGATTCGCCGGGCAAGCGCCCACTCGCGCCAGCCCATCCAGCTCGCCAGCCCACGATGAGCCGGCGCGAGCTCCCACGGCGCAACCCCCAACACCTCGGCCGCCACCAGGTGGCGGTACCACTCCGGCTGATGTCCTCCGAGCTTGCCCTCGAACGCCAGAAACTTCACGAGGTCTCGGAGGTCTCTTTTGGGTTCATGTCGTCCATGATGCCGGACCAGATCTCGCCAACCAGCCGCACCGGCAGCGTGTCGATAGCGTCCTGCGTGACAGGCAACTTCTTGCCGTCACGCGTGATGTCCCAGTCGCGAATGAGCTTGCACAGCACCTTGGCAAAGGCCTCGGTGATCTCGCCCTGCTGGACGAGCGTCTTGTACAGCGCGTACGCCTTGTTCGAGTATTCGGCCGGGGCGTAGGTTACGGTGACATCCACGCCAAACAGCGCGGAATGCACCGTAATCGTGCGCGTGTTGGTGATCAGGTCCGACAGGTCAAACCCCATACCGTCCCATTCCTTCGGTCCGTTCTCACATGCCCGCGCCCGCCAGTTTGTAGCAAATATCACTACACACTGGTCACAGCGCGGTCAACGTGTTCACGACCTCGATATTGAGGAACTTGCCCCACCCCGCGTCGTACACCACCTCGCACTCGTAATCGACCGCCACGACCGCCTGCTCGTCCTTGAGGTCGCTCATCGAGGTGATCTTCACCGCCGCATCCAGTGTGAGCCGGTAGGGCGTGGGTGGGGAGGCGTCGATCTGGCGACCAATCGCCTCCAGGCGCACGAACTTCGTATCGCCCAGGCGCGCGGTCTCCAGGAGCGCCATGCCGGCCGCATCGGCCTCCACGGTGAACTTGAGCTTGGGCGCGGCCGGCTTCTCGCTCACCGTCACGAACGAGGTTTGCGCGGCATCCACCACCCAGAGCGGCTCGTACCGGCCGTCAATCGAGAACTCGGCCGAGAACGCGCGGGTGAGCTTGTTCGCCGTGTTGGACAGCCCTGCCGGGGTGTCGGCCACGTAGAAGCTGACCTGCGTGCCCAGGACCGGCATGAGGGCCAGGGCGGATACCCCGCTCGTGGTGAGGGTAAACGGGTCCTCCAATGCCCGGGCCATAAACGGCGCGGTTACCTCGCAGTTCTCGCGATTGAACGTGAGCGTGAGGCCGGTAAACACCGTATGCGCCATGCGATGCGCCCGCACCGGTGAGCCGTACTCCAGGGTGTAGGTCTGGAACGCCTGCTCGGACGTCGCGCTCGGGGCAAACGTCCACCGGTACGCCTGGCCGCCGGGCGCGTTGACCTGGACGGGGGTGACCGGGGTGAACACGCTCGCGAGCAAATAGACGATCTCCGTATACGTCATCTGCCCCTGCGCGCGCCCCTCGACCCACTCCTTGCCCGGCGCGGCAAGCGTACTGACCTTGTACCCGGCCGGCCGCGTCATCCGCACGTTGAGCTTCGGGCCGACCGACACTTCCAGGGACTGGAGCTGTTTGGTCGCGGCGACCGCCGTGCCCGGCGTGGTCTCGATTCCGATCTGAGCTCGCTGCGTGAGCGCCGTCCGCTCTGCCATCGCACACCTCCTATCGAGGGCGCTCCGGCGCTCTCGGCGCTCCGGCGCTCAGATGGTTCCGATGTTCGTTGCGTTTGTTGCGGTTGTTGCCTTCGCCGCCTTCGCCGCCACTATCCGGCCGCCCGGCACCGGACCCGGTAGAGCTGGACGATCTGGTAGCTCAGCACGCCCAGGTCCGGCGCGGGTGGCAGCCGGACCGCCTCCTCGCGCACACATTCGTACACGTCGCCGGTTGCCGTCTGCTCGCTCTGGCCGTGCAACGCCGCGTCGACCGCGGCGGCAACCGGCAACAGGTGGCCAAACCCTGGACCGCTCCCCACCACCCGCACACTCCACACCCCCTCGTGCAGCACCCGGGTCCCGCCCAGGCCCATCCGGTCGCGGCCGGACATTTGCGAGACGACCACGAATGGGTAGGTCGCGCCGGACGGCGCCAGGTCGGGATAGATGCGCCCGTTCACCTGCGCCGCCACCGCCGGGTCCTGCGTCAGGCGCCGCCAGAGCCACTCGTCCACGACCGCCGGGTCATACGGCATCGTCAACCGCCTCGCGCATGCGCCGTTCCCACCGCTCGCGGACCGCCTCGACCGACGGCCCGAGATGCGGCTTTGCCGGCATGTTCTCGGTGCCGAGCTCGACGTATGCCGCGTACGGCGCTATGCCGGGGTCGCTTGCCACCACGGCGCGCAGGGCATGCTCGTCGAACTCGACGTGATAGCTGCGGCCCAGGTTGCCGGTCCGGCGATAGCGCGGCGTCTCCGGATAGGCGCGGTAGAGCGAGTGCGGACCGCCTTTGACATCCTGCTCGACCTCAGAAGCGGTCTCGCGGATGGCGTTCCACACCCGCCGTCGCACCCGCTGCGACAGGTCGCCGGTCCGGTTGAATATGAGCCGCGCCGTGATCACCGGTCGCACGCCACTTCCTCCACCGCTCCACGCCATGCGCGCCTAGCGCGCCTAGCGCGCCTAGCGCGCCTAGCGCGCCTCGGCCAGCCAGAGCTCGGTCAGGCCACCCGGCGCATCCTGCACGTCCACCACCACGTATGGCTTCCCGTCCACAACCACCCGCCAGCCGGCCACAACCGGCGTCGCACCCGCGCGGCAGTCGGCCCAGGCCCGCAGCCGGCGAAACCCACGGAACTGCTCGCCGTACACGGCAAGCTCACTCTGCCACGAGCGCCCCGCGGGCAGCACCAGCGCGGGCACCACGCCGGCAGATTGCCAGGTCTGCGCCGTACCGCCCCAGGACAGCTGCTCCTCAGGGCGGAGCAGTTCCAGGCGATCCGTGAGCAGCTGCACGGGAGCGCGCGGGCGGGCCGGCATCACGCACCTCCAACAGACCCCAAACCTTAGACCGCAGACCGCAGACCGCAGACCGCAGACCTCAGACCCAGGCCGCCATGGCGGGCGTGGGTACATGACGGGCAAGGCGCACGGACACCCAGGGCGGCACGGCGGCGTCGTGGTAGACCATCCGAACCGGGTCGAGGTCCGTTTCCGAGGCCGCCCCCGCCCGGTCACGGTCGTACCAGTACGCGGCCAGGGTGGCGGTGAGGTCGGCGAGGTCGGCCGGCACGGGCGACAGCGCCGCGACCGTATAGGTCACCCGCACCTGCGGCCAGGTCACCGCGCTCCGCCAGCGGAACCACGGCGCCATCCCGACCCCGACCCCGGCCGACGGCGGCCAGGCCGTGGGCTCGTTCGCGCCGAGCACGACCAGCGTGCCAGCGCCCGCATCGCGCAGCCCGGCAGCCAGCGGCGTCCATTGCTCCGGTCCCGGTCCTGTTCCTAGAAGCCTCCCCTCGACCGCCACCAACGCCGTCACGGGTCGGCGCTTGAGCGCCACCGGCAACCCCACGGGCACGTCGGCCAGCACCTCGATCCTGGTCCCGCCGGTGAGGTCGTAGCGGGTCCGGTCCAGCACCCATGCCTCGGCAGCGGCCAGGACTGCCGCGATGGCCGCGTCCTGGCCGGTGTCATCCGCCGGGATGCCCAACTTCGCCTTGACCGCCCCAACATCCGTGAGCGGCATTCCGTTCGCTCCCTCCCTCGATCAGCCACGGCCGTGCCGATGCCGGCCACGTCGCGCGGGCACCGGTCCAGCCGGGGCGGGTAGCAGCGCGTGGGCGTGGCGGCGTGGACCGGTCGCGTCGTCCGTCGTCGTCGCAGATCCGGGTGCATCGACGCGACCGGCCACGGCACCCTCAGCACGAACCTGCTCGACTGGCCCGGCAGTCCGCTCGACGTAGAGCGCGACCCGCACGGCATCCTCGCGAGACAGGTTCGTGTGCATTTGCACGGCGATCCGCACCGCGTCCAGGTTGCCGGGCGCGCAGGATGCTGCCGCCCATGCGGCTGCCAGCGCGGCGCGCAGGTCCGCCTCGGCAATCGCGGGCAGGTCGGTACCCGGCGGCATGGGCGACGTGGGCGCGGTCATGACCTTCTCCACTTCCACCCGGTGCTCCAGCTGGATGGACATCACCGCATTACGGGGCAAGCGTGATGCCGGTCGCCAGCACGGCCTCATCCGGGTTGGCGATCTTGACATCGAACCGCACGGTCGGGATGTAGCTCGTCACCCCTTCGCGCGGGTCGCGGAACTTCTCGATCCGCACCTGCCGGTGGTAGCCGGCGATGATGTTCATCGGGTTGATGAGGATCGCGATCCCGTCATAGTCGATGGCCGTGCCGCCCACGGTGTCCTGGCCGGAGAGCATCGGCACGCCCACCACCGGCACGCCGTGGAAGGCAAGCTGCGTCTGGAGCTGGTTGGACACCGCGCTGTCGCCCAGGCCCGTATTTCTGGTCGCAAGCTCAGCCTGATAGACATCCAGCGTGCGGAAGCTGACGAAGAATCTCAGGTCGGCCGGCCGCTGCCGGTAGCGTGCCGGCATGGCCGAAAGCATCTTCCCGAACAGCGCGGTGGCGGTGCCGATGCTCCCAGCGGCGATCTTCTGCGCCGTGGGCAGGCCCGCCTGCAGCTGCTTCACGATGCCGTCCAGCTGGTCCAGCGTCGGCGAATATCCGGGGTCCGTGCTCACCCGGGCCGTGTCCGACTTGATCGCGATCTCCTCCAGGTCGCGCCCGATTGCTTTTGCCAGCATCTGGGCGATGGTGTCGGCGACCGCCGCGCCTTCGACGTTGTCCTCAATCACCTCGTCCGTCACGGGCACCTCGCCCTTGAACAGGACCGTGTCGAGCGTGACCAGGCCCGTCGTCGGCTTGACGCGGTCGGCATCGGCGAGCCGTTGCCCCTCCACGCCGGCGCGCAG